TCGTCAGGCTCATAACCTGAAGGTCGTAGGTTCAAATCCTACCCCCGCAACCAAATCCCGCCGACATTCCAAAGACTTACGAACAGGCCCCGCGCGCTTCGCCGGGGCCTTTCGTCGTGACTCAAGCATGACTCAAGATTCTGGCCGCGCCAGAGTGCGCGGATCATCCCGACGTGCTAAGCATCTGGGAGAGCAAGGGAATCGGAGTGGCGAGTGGCGGACGGATTCATCGCATTCGAGCTGGACCTGATGGGCGCGGTCATGAACCAGCTCATCCCCTCGCTTGATGCCATGGGCAGCGCGCCGCTGACGCTCGACAACGCCCAGGCGCTCCCTGACGCCCAAGGGGTGTATCTTCTGATCCACGATGGCGAGGTGCGCTACGTCGGGAAAACCGACGCCGAGGCTGGCCTGCGAACGCGCCTCGCCCGCCACGCCCGGAAGTTCGAGCAGCGGCGGAACGTGCGCCCCGAGGACGTCCAGTTCAAGGCCGCGCAGATCCTCGTTCTGACCGCGATGGATATCGAGTCCAGAGTGATTGCCCACTACGGTTCCGAGTGGAACGGATCAGGCTTCGGGTCGAATGATCCCGGGCGCGAGCGCGAGACGACGAACAAGCCCGAGCAGGGCTTTGACGCGCGCTTCCCAATCGATATCGACAGTCCCCTTGAGGTCCTCGAGCCGGGCCAGATCACCGCGCACGAGGCGCTGGTGGCTCTTAAGATCGCGCTGCCCTACACGCTGCGCTTCGAGCTCGAGCTTGGCGCCAAGGGAAGTCACGCGTTCCGAACACGCCCGCACCCTGACCTTCCGGCCGCGACCATCACCGTCCCGGCTGGCCCGCTCTCGGTGCGCGACGCGATGCGCCTGATCGTTGCGGCTCTGCCCGCTGGCTGGCAAGCAACCTATTTCGTGAGCCACGTGATCCTCTACAAGGAAAACCGGCAGTACGCTCACGGGGCGCCGATCTAGGCCGCGTTCAGCTTGTCCCGGACGCCGGAAGCCACGATGCGCGCCAGCTGGCATGGCACCGCGTTGCCGAGCTGTCGCATCGTCTCCGTCCACGATCCGTGGAACACCATGTCGTCGGGGAAGGTTTGCAGCCGCGCGCTCTCGCGCACCGTGAAATAGCGAACCGAGCCATCCGGCCTGCGCAGCATGTTCTCGCCACCAGGCACGCCGTGCACGCCCGCCTTCAGCGTCTTGGCGGGCTCGTCCAGCGGGCTTCCCGTGTGCCCCGGATAGGAGCGGGCACCGGGCTGGAACCTGTGATCGTGGAAGCCCAGCGCCGTTCCGGGCGCGTGTTCTGGATCCGGCAGATCGGAGATCGCGTCACGAACAGTCAGCCACGGCTCGTCCAGCGGCCGGTCAGCGATCTTCAAGGCCCGTGCCTGCGCCGCGCCGCCATCCGGACGATCCTTCTTGGCGACGCGATGCAGGTCCCAATAGACCTCGTCCCGCCACTGCGACCAGAGCAACGCATCCCGCGAGTGGGTCGGCTTCGGGAAGTGCCACTCGATTCCGGTGTCGGCGCGAAAGCCGACGAGGAAGACGCGCTCGCGCCGCTGCGGGACGCCGTAGTTGGCCGAGTTCAGAACTCGCATCACCACCCGGTAGCGCAAGCCCTTGTCGGTCCCCTTGGTGTGGTGGTCCTCGAGGCGGGCAAGGTGCGCCAGCCATTCCTCGTCCTTCTTCGCGACGAGGTCGGGATAGGTCAGCTGCAGGCGGATGTACTCGAGGTAGTTCGCGAAGCTGCTGCGCGTGAGCCCCTTCACGTTCTCGAAGATGAAGGCTTTCGGTCGAAGCTCGCGCACCGCTCGGATCGCCTGCGGGAACATGTCCCGGCTATCGAGAAAGGCGCGGTGGCGCCCACCCATCGAAAACGGCTGGCAGGGCGGTCCGCCCGTCACCAGATCGACGGAGCCGCCGACGGCCCCGAAGTCGAACTGCCGCACGTCGCCCTCATGGATCGGCCAGTGCGCAATGGGATCGAGCCCGCGCTCCTTGTTCTCGCGGAGGGTGTCGCAGGCCCAGCGGTCCCAGTCCATGACGGCGGCCGGTCGAAAGCCTGCTTGGCTGACGCCGATGCCAAGGCCACCAGCACCCACGAACAGCTCGACCGATCTCATCATCCCAGGAACTCCCCGATCCGTGCCTGCAATTCCTCCCGGTTCTTCGTCTGGCATTCCCAGATTACGAGGACGTCCCATCCGAGTCCCGCGAGCAGGGCGAGATTACGCTCGTCCCGTTTTCTATTCGTTTCCAGCTTCGGGCCCCAAAAGTCCAGCTTCGATTTAGGAAGCCGGGCGAGAGGACATGCCGGGTCTTGGTGCCGATGCCAGAAGCAGCCGTGCACGAAGATTACCTTCTTGCGCGACGGAAAGACGAGGTCTGGCGCTCCCGGCAGGTCTCGACGATGGAGCCTGTAGCGATAGCCCATGGCGTGCGAAAGGCGGCGCACCAGCAGTTCTGGCTTGGTGTCGCGGCCACGCACCCGGCTCATCCGCTCGCTTCTCTGTTCTGGCGTCAGGGTGTCCATGCCTCACCCTAGAGGAGCGCGCGGACGTGGTCGATCCGCTGCCCAAGCCACTCCATCGCGTTCACCGCCATGCTGTTGCCCAGCGCCTTGTAGCGTGGTCCGTCGGGCGTCCAGTTCCGCTTCCGGTAAGGCACGTCCGTGTAACCGTCGGGGAAGCCCTGCAGGCGCTCGCACTCGAGCGGCGTCAGCCGTCGCACCGCCCAGCGCGTCGCGATGTATGACCGGCTCGAGCCACCCGAGGCCGCTCGGATATTTGCGGTGTCATGCGGGCCCTCCGGCATCTCGCCGCCCTCTCGGCCGCGAAGGTCGAACGCCACCGCCAGCTGACCACCTGCGTTGGCGTGCGATCCCGCATGCCCCATCGCCCGAAGCGTCGGCGTCGCGCCGCTTTCGTCCACTTGCGCCTCGCTGCCCTTGCAGTCGAACGCGATGGCCTGGGCAACCATCGTCTCCACCTCGAAGTCTATCCGCTGGCCCTTGGCGGTGAGGCACGCGGCCACGTCGATGGGCCCGGATGTGTTGCCGCCTCCGAAGCCCTGCGGGATCAATCCTCCGTCGAGATCGAAGTCTGTCCCGAGGCCACCACCGCCTCTAGTGCGTGCCGCAAGAGTTGGGGCAGGTCCTTGCCCCGGTTCCCGGCGCGGCGGAGGATTCCCGCGCAGGCTTTCGGGGTCAAAAAGTACCGCCGCAGGAGGTCGCCAGTCTCCAAGATATCCGACAACGAACACACGACGTCGCCGTTGGGGAACGGCTCCGGAAAAGCGGCGTGTTCGGATGTACTGAGCGTCCAGCACTCGGTAGGCCCACCCATAGCGCCAGCGCGCTGTTCAGCGTCTCGATGAACGAGTTGATGCGGGTGACGACCGCGTTCAGCATCGACTCGACGCCGCCGATCAGCCCGTTGGCCGCTTGGAAGACGAAGTCCCCAATCGCCTGCGGTAGCGCGCCCCAGATTGCCTTCACCGCGTCGAAGGCGCCCTGGAATGTCCCGACCGCGCTGTTGCCCCAGCCCACCACCGCGTCCGTGGCGCCCTGCAGGCCGTCGTAGATCACCGCCTGCGCCGAGGCCCAGCCCGACTCGACGCGCGCCCATGCGGCGCTGGCGCTGAGCGAGACGCGGTTCCAGACCTCGACCGCCACGTCCTTAAGCAGGCTCATGGCGTTGCCGAAGCCGCCAGCGCCGGAGACGAGGCGGGTGAACTGGTAGACGAGCTCGCCCGCGCCGACGATGAGCGCGCCGATGCCGGTGCGGATCAGCGCGCCACGCAGGACCACCAGCGCCGTGGCAAGGCCCTTGACGGAGAGCGCCGCCGCGGCGAGCCCGGCCACCCAGCGGCCAGCGAGGAACGCGGCGAAGGTGGTGGCATAGGTCGTCAGCCGGCCGAGGTTCTCGAACAGCCCCTGAATGGCCATGCCGAGCGGGCCAGTGGTACGGGCCATCGCCGCCATGGCGTCCGCCACCGCCTCGAGCGCGGGGGCGGCGGCGACCGCCAGCTGGTTCGAGACGCCGCGCCAGATCAGGCCGAGGCGCGAGATCGCGTCGTTCGTGCGCTCGATCTGGTCGGCGTCCTGCTCCGAGACGACAATGCCGAAGTCCCGGACGTCCTGCGTCGCCCGTAGCGTTCCCACATCTCCTGTACCGTCGGCGCATCGCGCTGTGCCTGCCGCTCGCCCATCGGGTCGTGGCCGAGATCGACCTCGCGCTTCATGTCCTTCGCGGTCTGGCGCGCGGCGGCCACCGTCCAGTCGGGCCATGCGCCGATGGTGATCCGGCGCTGCCGCCCCTCGGCGCGGTAGTCCAGGATGAAGGACTTGGCCCCGCCGGGAGTGATGCGCAGGGCGAAGCCCTTCACCTCCGCGTCCCACAGCATGGCCTGCCCGCGCACGGGCGGTAGGGCCTTCCGGGCGGCGGCTTCGGTCAGTTTCTCCGGCATCTCGGCGCTCCCTCATGTCAACACTGTGTCAACACGTCTTGTGGCTGTTTTTGTCGTTGGCTGGCGGCGAGTAACAGGCGGTCGCGCCAGATAGCCACAATAAAACAGCCGTCTAGGAGACTAGGCCGGAAAACGCGTCAACAATCAAGGCTCTAGATGTTGTGGGAAATCTGGCTCATAACCTGAAGGCCGCAGGTTCAAATCCTGCCCCCGCAACCAACGAAATCTGACACGCAGACACCAGAACCTCCTCCGGGAGGTTTTCCTGCATTCCCCCGTCGCCCGAGCCGAGCAGATGCCCGAGATCGCCGCGGATCTCGATCCGCAGACCGTCGACCGCTTCGGCGTCCGGCTGGACCGTAAGCTGACGCCGAGGGCCGTCTTGACTTACCGGCTTTTCTCATCGGCCATGA